CTTATGAATCATATTAAGCCCTCTAATTGAGCCTGTTGCCTATTCTTTGTAATATTGTTTTAAACAAGAATGAAGAATCCAACCAATAAGAACACCAAAAGCCAATCCAACTATGAAACCCATCTCAGCAACGAGAAAAAGCCCTCTATTTAGTTCTGCTATAAATGCCTGATCTAGCTGCATCATATAAGCCCCTCTGTTTTGGCTTGTTCTATCTGCGCCATTTCCTGAATATCAGGTTTATTATGTTGCGTATTATTTGCTTGATTAGATACTGGAGCATTGTTATTTACCTGTGTTTGTTGTTTTGTATAGTCAAATAGGCGCTCACCATTGAGCCATTTATGACATGCTGTTTTGTTCAAATTCGGCATGATGTTACCTTGTTGATCAATGCCCACGACTTCGCCAGTAGGTTTTTTCGCACATCCTGTTAAACGTGGATAATCGACAATTTGCAAAGGTACGTTGGATAAATCAACGTCATAAGGTTGATTAGGATTGTAAGAAACTACAAAAGCATTTGATTCGTTTGATTGAACAGATGCGCCCGATTTAGATAGACCATCAAACCATGCTATACATTCAGGACGTTCAACATTGACACCCTTTCGACACTCAATATTAGGGTCAAATGCAGTAGTAACGCTGGCAGCTTGTGAACCAACTACTGTAGTTTCAGCTTGTTTTTTGCCTGTGGCATATTCTGCGTTTTCTTTAATTTTTGATGCGCTTAAAAATGGGTTATCAGAGCCAAAAACCATATAACCAATAAGCAGCAATACAGCAGCTAAAAAGCCACCTAATTTAAAATATAAAGGGGGAATCTTTAGCTTGTGAGTATCGACCTCGGTTGACTTGTATTTATCAAAAATTTTGGCATCAGGTTTAAATTTTGTGTGAGATTCAGCTTTGTTTTTAGCACCTGTTGAATCAGGACTATGGGCAGTATAACGCCACAAGAAAACGTCAGCATAAGAACGACCATAGGCACGGTGTAAGTGATAATGCTCACCCACTAAAGATAGAACATGATTATGCAAAAACGATGGTGACTGTGTAATTAAAATAATGTCATGCCCCGTGTGGCGGTGTACTTCTAATTCTTTTACACGATGATCACTAGATAATTTTTCACGCCCTTTATATTGTAAAAATTCAAATTGCTGTGCTTCGTCATAGATAACAACTGATCCAATGGGCGTATTAGTCCAATCGTCATTTTCAGGTAGTTTTTCTACGCCCTCATAGTTAAATTCGTCAATGTTAGTGAAAACACGTCTACCCGCTTTTAAATAATCAATTGCCAATGATGCACATTTTGCAGTTTTAAAAGAACCAGGCTTGCCAGTAATTAAAATAAGCATTATTTAATCTCCTTTAGCGTGACCGCCCACGCTTACGCATGCGAGGAAGCGCACGCGGTGCGCGCAGTCAGTCACGCTTTTTTGAAGCTCAAATTCGCAGCTAGTAAAGTTGCGCGTGCGATAAGAGCGCCGATAATAATAGAAATTGCATGATCTAAGCCCGAAATTGAGAGTAAGCCTAGATATGTAGAATCAATTTGAGAAGAAGCAGCAATGGCTTTGTTGATGTATGTAGTGAGAACAATATTAATAACAGCGCCACTAACAATAGTTACACCCGCACCTATTAAGACTTTCTTAGCAAAGTTAGAAAGAAGCCAGCTTGTAAGACCAAATAAAATTGCTTTCATGTTCTAAGCCCCAAAACAATAAAAGCAGCGCCAATATATGCACTGGCAACAATGGCAGGCTTAATAATTGAAAGTAATTGACACCAAGGCGACCATGAAAAAACAAGCGTACTGGAAACGCCTTGCATAGATATAGGTATAGAAACATCGGCAGGGCAAGAAGCACCCCAAGAGATTGCATTTTCTTGTAGTTCAGGTGTTGGAATATCAGTTATATCTACTTTTGTATCATCGTTGGGTAATTCATCATCTTTCAAAAAGTCGTTATATGCCTCAGTTATAGAAGTTGCCCATTCTTCGGCTTTTGTTTTTGTGTCCGTATACCAACCCGTGAGAGTTTGAGGAAAAGAAATTACAACTTGAGCAGCCTCACAAACAGTTGGCGCCCATGAACAGAAAACTGGAAATTCTAGTGAAATATCGGTAGCCTCAGGATTAGCTTCATTAGGCTTGCTTTGACCCTGTGCTTCATTTGCTTTTTCAGCTTCGGCTTCGTCAGCAGGTTTTGTTTGTGCATTGGCTTCGGCTTGATTTGCGATAGGGCGAGCTTTAGCTTCGTCTTTTTCAGCTTCGGCAACAACGTCAGCAGCAGCAGCAGTTGTTGCTACTTGAGCATTTGTATCACCGCCTTGAGCGTTTGAAATAACTTGTTGTGCTACAACATCGAGAGGAAGTGTTTTTTGTTGTTCTTCTTCTTGTGCTTCGGGGTCATAATTGGGATTAACAATAACTCCAAAGGTTTGCATAGCTGAACCAGACGCACTGACACAAGCGGGGGGATTCTGTTGTGCAGTAGTTGAACCCCACCACGCACCACCATTATTTTGCCAATGTTGATCAAACTTAGTACATGCAGCAGAAAGAGAAGTGACAATCTGCATTGAAAACGGACCGCCTACGAACATATAGCCTTGAATAGCTGATGGGGGCAAACAAGAAACATCATAACAGGGTGGTGAATCAGGTAGTGAGTAGACAATCTGATTGTTGGCAGGGTCAAGAACCCAATCTACTGCACCAATTAACTGTTCAACTGCGACAGAAAGAGCATAGCCAGCACCACCACGAGCTAAAACTTTTGCAACTTGGGTTGCATTTGGTGTGATCTTTACCCATGAATCTTTAACAAAGTCTTTACCGTTAATGACTACATTTTTAGTTGCATCATATACGGTAGACGCGCCTTGAGCGACAGCATTAGATAAATTCCACCCGCCAACAGTTGCAGCATTAGCAAACATAGGCGTATAAATTAAAGAAAGGCAAATAAATATTTTTATGATTGTTTTCATTTTACTAGCACCGTGATAGCAACGATAAAGACAATGACAATCAGCCAGTTAAAAATAGAAACTTCCATATTGCCCCCGATGAATTAGGAAAGGGGGCGAACCCCCTTTGTATTACTTCGCAGCAGCGCGAAGATTGCGCCAAATAGCAATACCAGCAGTGAAACCGAGCCAAGCAACGCCAATTGTCGCAGCAGCAGTAACCGCAAGACCTAAATTGTCGATGATTCCAGATACATCATAAGCAGCACTTGCAGCACCAGTAGCAGTAGCAACAGTTGCAACAACAGCACCACGATTCAAAAATGTTTGAAAACGAGATTGTTTTTTTACTGTAGATACAGTTTGAACTTCATTTTTAGTCATGAGATTTATCCCCTATTTGACCAAGTTTATTAAACACAGCAGCTACAATAATGATCAAAGCAGCAGCTAGACCAATTTGAGCAGCTTGTGCGGTTGTAATGCCAAACATGTCGTTTAAAGCGACTTGTTCGACCCACAAGACACACGTTTGCACCCCGTCAATTATTTGAAGTTGTTCACAAACGTATGCCATGTTCTTTTATCCTTTACTTTTGAACCACTGGAGAAACGTCATGCACAATGGTCATTTGTTTATTACCATTCGTGACGATTTCCATTGAAATATTGGCATTAAGCGGGAAAGGCAAATCCTGAATCTTTTTAATGTTGTCAGCCGTGCCCCACTTGTATTCCACAGTGGCAGATCCAAAGCCTGAATCACCTAGATCAGTCATCACATAAATTTTTGTGAAGTTATGCAGAACACCATCAACAGTATTGTTGTAGCACTTCGCACCAGTAATAACCGCAGTAGTAGTAAATCGCATTTTTAAAATTCCTAAATAGCCTAAGTAATATTCCTAACCTATGCAGGCAACGCATTAGGGGGAAGTGATGATGTAAAATCTATGAGTAAAGGTTTTAGCCGTTTAGGAAACTCATCCTTTTCAGGCATCAAGATATCCAAGACTTTTGAATCATCTTCATAGAATTTACGGAAAGCGTTTAAGTATTTGCCAAATTGATGCTTGGTAATTTCGATAGCTTTTTCCCAAGTGATTTCGGCTTTTTTCTCCAGCATTTCAAACTTGATGGCCTTAGATTGATCATCAAAGACGTGAAAACACGGATAAGATGCAAGAAAGTGTTCAGATGCATTGAGCAGGGCATCTAAAGGGATATGATAAGAACGAGATTTAAACTCGACTTCTACACGTGTCCAAAGGCTGTTTTGGTCGCCTAGCTGTTTTCCTTTTTCGTAGACACGGCAGAACTTGGAACTTGTACGTTTTCCGATGTAGGCTGTCCGACCAGTGCCATCGGGACGCTTCCAACATCCATCAGTACGAAATGCAGGAGGGCGACCGCCACAAGTAAAACCACCAATAGAATCTTGTTCATCGGCCCAATCAGGAGAAACGAGAGAACCGTCAAGATCATCAAAAGCGTAATCAATACGAGTAATTTTTGGGCGATGTGCATAGAGTGAAAGCCAAGCGTGTAAATCTTCTTCCCAACCATAACGGCCAGCTGTGCAACCTTGACCAGAGATAGACAGCATAATTGTGTTGTTTTGACCGCCTACACAGATGAAACCGCACTCATTTTCGAGTTGATAGGCTTCATCATAGTAATTGATACCCTTGACCATTTTCTTTTCGATGCCAAAGCCGAAAATATCTTTAACGACAGCTTCTAGGGCATATACACAATATGTATCAGGGTTTTCGGTTAGTTTTGTGGTAACTGAATTTAAGAACGTGTCTTTATGCATGGTTATGTTTAACCAATCTATAACGGCAACCTCTCCAGCAGCAGGACGACGGATTAATACAGGTTTTGGGCCATCTTCGGTAAGTACCATAACGGTGTGCTGTAACGGGTAATCTTTATAGGCTTTTTCTAGGCTGTGCATGGATTCACTGCGGGACTTTTCCCCCGTGTTACTACGGGGGGAAACATCGCTAAAAAGTGATACCCACAATGGAGATGTGGATAAAGGGTTAAGTGTTTGATTAGCCTTGTAATTAGTCATCATAGCCATAGCCCCCGTTGAACTCGATGCATTCACGGTTATGTATGTCTAGGTCATGAGTTAATGCAGACACTACTGGAGAGCATTGACCTAGATCATTTAAAAAGTTTTCAATATAAAAAAGGACTGAAACAGAATGAGGGCAAGGAATCCCATCCATGATTGAAGCTTGCCCATCCGTGTGGACTTTGCGAGCGATAGTTTCAAATGCTTCTAATTCAGTC